ATTGACCCGCCTCCTATTGAGTTTGAGGGACGTAAATACTCGGCATATGAAGCCACCCAAATGCAGAGACGCATAGAGGCCACCATCCGCAAGCAAAAGCGTTTGAAAACCGCCTACGAGGCTGCAGGGCTGACCGATAAGGCCACCGCCGCCAACATCCGCCTGCGCCGCCTGAATGAGAAGTACCGGGCGTTCAGCAAGGCGGCGGGCCTGCCGGAGCAGCGGGAGAGGATGAAAGTCTCCTATGTGGATGATGCGTCCACGAAAAAGGCGGCGGAATTGCTTGAAAAACGCGCAGAATCTGGTATACTTAAAGATATAAACTATCACGGGATTCCTGTTACAGAGGAAGCGATACGGCGCGTTCCGCAAATTCAGCCGGAGGGCTGGAGCGTGGAGCAGGCGGAGCGTTTGCAGGAGGCCCACCGGGAACTGCTGCGGTCTGTGCAGGACAGGCCGGTCGGCACAGAGGCCGGGGCAATCTACTCGCCGGATTTACGGTTGATCGAGCGCAAGGTCGGAGATGCGGCGGAACAGCAGATCGTTATGCCGCGCTGTCATGAGCCGCATATTTTCGTGCACAACCACCCAAGCGGAGAGACATTCAGCTATACTGATTTAACATCGTTTTTGGCGAATGATAAAATGTATGGGATGACCGCCGTCGGGAACACAGGAAAACTTTATGCAGTATTCAAGAAAGAGGACTATGATGGGTTTTCATTTTGGAAAGCTCTGGATGACGCTTCTCCAAAGTTGAATGCAACGGCAGAAAAATTTGACATAAAGCAATACATTGACATTATTGAGAAGCTTTTGGAGGAGGCTAAGGAATATGGCATTGAATTTATCCGAGGCTGACAAAAAGCGCCTTGAGCGCGATTTAGCGGCGGCGGAACCATATGATGAAAACGCGCCTGAATTGCGCGCCTTTGATGGTGAAGTGGATTTTGCCAGAATGAGGGCAACTATGGCAAAGAAATTTTTAGAAGAAGCTAAGAAGGAGAAAAAGTGAGCACAAAAAAGCAAGGGCGCTGGTATAACTGCCCCCACTGCGGCAAGGCCCTTTTCCCCCTGCGGGAGGACACCCGCATTGAGCATATGCCCTTCCGCTGTAAGGCGTGCAAGCATGATCTTGAGATAAACGCATTCCCAACAAAAATGAACAACCAGAGAGCCAAGAGCCTTTGAGCCAAGAGCCATTATCCTTTCGGAGCACCCGGAGGATGATGGCTCTTTCTCTTTCGGTAAAACCCGCTAACGCGGTTTTTATACAACCTGCCGCGAGGCGTTAAATCAGGGGCGACGGCCCGAAAACGGAGGTAAATAATATGAGCGAACCTATCACAAACGAGAACAACCTCACCCCGGCCCCCGCGCCGGAGCCTGCCCCTGAGAAAACCTTCACTCAGGCGGAGCTTGATTCCATTGTTGGCAAGCGCATTGCCAAAGCAATGAAGGGTATGCCCGGCGAGGAGGAACTGACCGCTTTCCGGGCATGGAAAGAGAGCCAGCAGACCGAGAAGGAGCGCTGGGACACATTGACCCGCGAACGGGACGAGAGCAAAACCGCCCTGACCGCCGCGCAGGCGGAACTGGAGCAGTACCGGCGGGAAAAGTTCCTGCTTGGCAAGGGCGTGCCCGCCGACGACGTGGACTACTACGCCTTCAAGATCGGCAAGCTGGTGACTGACGCCACCGACTTTGAAAAGGCGGCGGAGCAGTTCTTGAAGGACAATCCGCCCGTAGGGACGGTGCAGGTGGATTTGTCCGCCCCTCTGGGCGGCGGAAAGCCGTCCCCGAGCGAAAACGAAACGATGAACAGCCTCATCCGAGGCGCAAGAAAGTGAGGTACATAATTTGACAAACAAAAAGATGAAGTTCGGTATCCAGTTTTTTGCTGGTACAACAAGCATGATTACCAGGGAAAACCTGTCCGGCCTGATTCCTGAGCCGGTAACCAGGGGCATTATCCAGGGCGCGATTCAGCGCTCCGCTGTGCTCAGCATGGGGCGGCGTCTGCCCAACATGACCAGCAAGGCCCAGCACATGAACGTGCTGGACGCCCTGCCCGTGGCTTATTGGGTCAATGGTGACACCGGCTTCAAGAACACCACCAACATCGCCTGGGACAAGAAGCGGATCGTAGCGGAGGAAATCGCTGTTATCGTCCCTATCCCGGAAGCGGTTCTCGATGATTCCGACTACGACATCTGGGGTGAGAGCCGTCCGCTGCTGGAGCAGGCGTTCGGAAAGCGGATTGATGAAACCATCATCTTCGGCGTGGACAAGCCCGCGTCCTTCCGCAAGTCTCTGTATGAGACGGCGGAGGAGGTCGGGAATATCGTCGCCGCCACTGGAGATACCTTCACCGACATCATGGGCGAGGACGGCGTGATTGCGAAGGTGGAGGAGAGCGGTTTCCTGCCAACCGGCGCGATGGCGGCGGTACGGATGAAGGCGAAGCTGCGCGGCCTGACGGATACCACCGGCCAGCCCATTTTCAAGAGCGATATGCAAAGCCCCACCCGCTATTCCCTGGACGGCTTCCAGCTGGATTTCCCGATGAACGGCGCGTTTGACTTTGAAAAGGCGCTGATGATTGTGGGCGACTTCTCCCAGCTGGTGTATGCCGTTCGGCAAGACATTGAGTTCAAGATCTTCGACCAGGGCGTGGTCCAGGACCCCAACACGAAAGAGATCGTCTACAACCTCATGCAGAACGACATGGTGGCCCTGCGCGCCGTGATGCGCCTGGGTTGGGAGATTCCCAATCCCATCAACGCGTTCCAGCCAGACGAGACCAAACGCTCCCCCTTTGCGGTGTACGCTCCTCCTACGGCGTCGGGGGGTTAACCGGACTGTCTGACGAGCCTTCCCCGGCGGCTTTCGCAATGACTGACGCCGGGGCGGACAGTCCCGTAAAAAAGGCGAGAACCAGCCGCAAAAAGGCGGTGGCCGAATGAGCATCCAACTCTATCAAGGCGACTGTCTGGAGCTGATGAAGGACATCCCGGACGGCGGCGTGGATATGGTGCTGGCTGACCTCCCGTTTGGCACGACCTGTAATTCCTGGGATTCCGCTATCCCTCTTGCGCCTTTATGGGAGCAATATCACCGCATCTGTAAGAAAAATGCCGCCGTCTTGATTTTCGGACAACCGCCGTTTTCCGCTGTTTTGATGATGAGCAACATGAAGGAACTGCGGTATGAGTGGATTTACGAGAAAACAAACGCCACGGGCTTCCTGAATGCAAAGAAAATGCCACTCAAGGCGCATGAATCTGTATTTGTGTTCTATCAAAGTCTACCTACTTACAACCCGCAGTTTTCTTCTGGCAAGAGATACAAGCGGTCACAGGGGTCTAAAAATTCGAGCAATTATCACGGATTTGTCCGGCGCAAAGATCAAGAATACGATGAAAAACGATATCCGCGCGATGTGATACGGATATCAAACGGTTGGGGAGTATGCAAGGGAAAGCACCCCACCCAAAAGCCCGTTGCCCTGCTGGAATACCTGATACGCACCTACACCAACGAGGGCGAGACTGTCCTTGACAACACAATGGGCAGCGGCTCCACGGGCGTCGCGGCTGTCAACACGGGCCGCAACTTCATCGGTATGGAGTTGGACCCCGGCTATTTTGAGACGGCAAAACGGCGCATTGAGGAAGCGGAAAGGGCGGTGGAAGCGTGATTTACGCCGACTACGACTACTACCGCAACGAATACTTTGGTCAGACCATAGGGGAAGCAGATTTCCCCCGTCTGGCCCTCCACGCAAGCCAGTACATCGACTACATCACCCAGAGTAGGGCAAGGGACAGTATGGAACCCGTCAAAATGTGCTGCTGTGCCCTGGCGGAACAGTACCAGGCCATTGAGACGGCCCAGGCCCTGGCGCATAAAAGCCTTGCGGCGGGCGCTGGGGACGGCGCTGAGGTCCAGAGCGAGACGGTTGGTTCCTGGTCCAGGTCCTACCGCTCCGGAGGAGACAGCGCACAGTCTGCGGTCCAGGCGGCGGAGGCGGCCCGGTCCGTCCTGCTGGATACCGCCCGGCGGTATCTGACAAATACTGGGCTGCTGAATCGGGGGGGGAAGCGCTGCCGGAGACCATCGACCTTTTGGGAGCAGATTACACCATCACGAGAAGCCACA